CATTTTACGTAAATATTCCATTTTACTTTTTTAGAAATCCTAGCTTGGCAGTACCCGTCTGTGCAATCACCAAACAACTCGTTGAAGTACGTGTCACGTTCAAAGATGTAAATGATGATGTAACTTTCAAATATACCATAGATGGGTCGGTGACTAAGAGAGATAAAACAACCGAAGGATCTATCGACAATGTTTCACTCATTACTGATTTCTATTTCGTCGCTGAAGATGAAAGAAACTTTTTACTCACACGTCCGATGGAATACATAATATCACAGTTACAAATGTCTAAATTACTGTACAAGCCAAACGAATCAAAAAAATCGGCTCTTTTGAAATTTAAACACCCCGTGAAAGAATTATTCTTCTCGGCGAAGGAAAAAACTGGTATAACCAACGTATCTGAACCTGTGTACGCAATTTCACAACCTGTCGCGACCATCAACGCCCAGGGAGGGTCTGTAATTTCGAATAACGGGTTAGTCGCTGTGACATATGACAACAGCTCGACGGGAGAGGTGAACATTTACGAAAAAGATTCGAGTGGAAACTGGCCTTCCACCGCCTCGGCGACGTACACGGGGTCCTCTTCAAGCGAATATTTAGGACGGGTCCTAGGCGTTTCGGATGATGGTACTCGGGTTGCCCTACAATCGTCCACGAAGATGATAATCGTGGAGAAACAATCGGGCGTTTGGACGCAGATCGGTTCGGATATAACAGCACCCTTTACTGCCATAACCGGAAGTTGCCTGACCGGCGACGGTACTAAGGTTTTCGGGTCTCTGGCGTCGCCGGCCAATTGGACCCAGTTGGGTGCCGACATCGATGGCCAATCTGCGGCCGACCAGTCTGGGTACTCGGTATCTATGTCCTCAGACGGCACGCGCATGGCGGTCGGCGCCATAATGCCCCCCCAGAGCGGCGGCATCCCCGGCGGGACCGGTAAGGTTCGGGTGTACGAATGGGACAATGTATCTTGGAGCCAGCTTGGCGCAGATATTAACGGCGAGGGTGTGGAAGACTACTTTGGCAATTCAGTGTCTATATCCCCTGACGGCACGCGCGTTGCGATCGGTGCACAATTTAATAACCCCACCAATACTGCTGCCGGCGACAGAGTCGGCCATGTGCGCGTGTACGAATGGGACAATGTATCTTGGAGCCAGGTGGGTGGCGATATTGATGGCGAGGCTGTGGGCGACCAGTCTGGGTACTCGGTATCTATGTCCTCAGACGGCACGCGGGTGGCGATCGGCGCTTTGTTTAACGACGGCACCGCCTTCAACGCCGGCCACGTGCGGGTCTATGAATACGATGCTACTTATGGTTGGAATAAAATTGGAAATGATATCGACGGCGAGGGTTATGGAGACCGGTCCGGGCGATCAGTATCTCTATCATCGGATGGCACGCGGGTGGCGATCGGTGCATATATTAACAACCCCACCAATAATGGTGCCGGCGTCAACATCGGCCATGTGCGTGTGTACTCAGAGAGCAGCGGGGCGTGGAGCCAGTTGGGTGGCGATATCGATGGCGAGGCGCGAGACGACTTGTCCGGGTGGTCAGTATCTATATCAGGAGACGGTACGCGGGTGGCGATCGGCGCTCCCTACAACGACCCTAGCACCGGTAATAACGCCGGCCACGTGCGTGTGTATGATTGGGACAATGTATCTTGGAGCCAGGTGGGCCAAGATATCGACGGCGAGTCTGGGGGTGACCAATTCGGAAACGCGGTATCTCTATCATCGGATGGCACACATTTGGCGATCGGCGCTCCCTACAACGACCCTAGCACCGGCGATAACGCCGGCCACGTTCGGGTGTACGTCTACAACAGCGTCACTCCTGCGTGGGAGCAAATAGGGCCAGATATCGACGGCGAGGCTTTGGACGACTTGTCCGGATACTCGCTATCTATGTCCTCAGACGGCACGCGCGTGGCGATCAGCAGTCCTTTCAACGACGAAAATGGCATTTCGGCCGGGCACGTGCGCGTGTACTCACTCTCTGCACCCACTACACCAGCAGTTTCATCATGGGAATACAGTGGTAGTAGTTGGTCACAGTATCGCCCCGATATCACTGTAAACACGGCCATATCCAGAATCTCTCATTCGACAAACGGTGAAATCCTGGGTTTGGAAGATGCGACCAAAACCGTTATACACGCGACGACCGGCTCGGCGTCTACGTATACCAAGCGCCACGCTGATACTCAATATAGTGAAAGGTATCATTCACTATCGAGTGATGGTGCGAATTTGGTATCTTTGGAAACTTTGGGATCTAAGGTGTGGAATCAAACAAACTATGTCTACGATGGCGCGGCAGGAACACAAGTCCCTTGGTATACCACTTCCGCTTCTAGCATGGTAGAGATCTCAAGGAATGGCAACTTCGTATTTTGGAATGATTCCAGTTCTAATACATTTAAGTTATACAGCAAATCGGTAGTTGATGGAAACGTCCAGTGGACATTGGAAACGAGCCTCGCGTACACGTACTCTCCAGTTAAGATGTCACCACTCGGAGGCGATGCTATCATAGTGACCGGATCGGGGTCGGTGGGTGCCAAGATTCACGACATCACGGCCACTTCGGGAGGTACTGAAGATCGTCTACTTAACATCTCATCATCCGACCAAGAATTCACGACACTTTTACCAGGTAAACGTTCCGATCACAGATTAATAAAAAATGTAAAATTCGCATGTAACGGTGAAACTATTTTCGATCAAAGTGGACAATATCTGGCGTATGAACAATCTCTTCGACACCATACAGGATGCCCAGACCCCGCGTATGAATTTTATACGTACTCCTTTTCTCTCCAACCCGAGATGTATTACCCCACGGGACAATTAAACATGAGTCGTATAATACATAAAAAAATTGATATAGAATTGGAAGAAACATCAACTACACGTGACATAGATGTTTCAGTATATGCATTAAATTACAATATACTTCACGTAGAAAGTGGTTTAGCAGGCTTAAAATTTTAACGTATAGTATTAGGAATGGCGGGACGATTACAACTCGCCACGAAGGGTACTCAGGATATATTCTTCACGGACGATCCAGAGTACACGCACTTCGTAAAAAATTTCAGGAAACATACAAACTTCGCGAAATATGAAGTAAACCATGAATTAGATGGAAACCTAGAATATGGAAGTACTTTAAGATGTACGATTCCTAACAATTGTGGTGATCTCATAAAAAACGTTAGTGTTCAGTTCGAACTTCCACCTCTCACGTTTGGTACTACGTATACATACATAGAATCCATAGGTCATGCGTTGATTGAATATATAGATTTGATCATAGGAGGTCAGGTTATTCAGAGAATACCAGCAGATTGGCTCCAGATACACTCCGAAAACTACATAACTCAGACGAAACAAACGAATTTGTCCAAATTAATAGGTAAATGTCCAGACGAACTTTCGGGAACAAAGGTCAGTGATACAAAAATACAAGGATATTTGGGAACCGCAACTACTCCCCGAAAATGTATAGTAGACATACCCTTTTATTTTTATAATAATCCGGAATTGTCTCTCCCTTTATGTGCACTTACCCGGCAAGAATGTGAAATAGAAATTAAATTAAACACTCGAGAAAAGTGTATAACCGATTTACCGGTGAGCGCTTCACCCAATAATACGACATTCAATGTTGTTGAGAATGGTACGACACAATATATAATAGACGGAGCGACCCACCCCACTCTTACATTGATAAAAGGGAACACGTACAATTTTACATACAATAAATCTGGGCATCCTTTCGCATTGAGAGAAACGGATGGAACATCATACGCGAATGGTTTAAGTTCGACAACGGATCCCGCAACTTTTATAGTTCCACTCGATGCGCCGAATACGTTGGAGTATTATTGTACATCACACTCGGTTATGAAAGGAACTATAAATCTAATTTCTTCAGGTATATATGATGTGGGTATAAACTCGATGTCTCTCCAGACAGAAATGGTACAACTCGGAGACCCAGAACGGATAAAATACCAATCAGAAGAAGTGAATCATATCATAACACAACTCCAAGTGAGTAGGGATACGATTCCGGCCAATACAAACCCTTTTAAACATAGAACCGAATTTATAAATCCAGTCAAAGAATTATTTTTCGTTATACAGAGAACGAGTGTATCGAATCCATTTGATTATGATCACCCGAGTCAGATTTTAAATAATGATTATATTTCCTACGAAAATTTACAAAGTTTGGAGATAACACTAGACGGCGAGGTCATGTTGAATGAAAAGACGGGTAAATTCATAAACCTTCGAGCTGTTCAGAGTGGTATTCATCATTCTCGGACGCAATTATTTAGACGATTTTACTCGTATAGTTTCGCGTTAGAACCAGAAAGATGGTACCCCACAGGTCAAAGAAATTTCAGTATGATCAAAAACCAAAATTTCAAATTTGACTTGAACGCTTTGTCAGAAAATAGAGAGCTTAGAGTTTATGCGCTAAGCAATAACATATTAGAATTTAAAGATGGAGTCGCAAAACTTCGCTTCAACTCTGGAAAAATCGGCAATTGAGATTATAACACCGGTATTAGAACACTCCGTGGTTCTCTCAGGACAATATGCTAAAGCGTGTGGCAGGGATACTATACTAGGAAAAGATATGGAATATTGTATGAAATATTGTGCCATGAACACGGTAGGTAATAAGATAGGTTCCTATTTTCCAGACATTTACGACGAGGAGGAATCTGATGATGAAGAAATCGAAGTCGTAGATGAAGTGGAAGAGGATATTCAATTCGAGCCTTATTCAGGGAGTGATGTGAATATGCTCGCTATAAACGATGCGTATGATGCGTGGGAATCGTGGAAGCCGACTAATCCGTCAGAGAAGATGATAAAAAATGCTATTGATAGTAATGAGCACCTCTGAATTACCAGAGGGATGGACCGATACAAATTATAAATCATTTAAAACGGTAGACAACTCATCAGAATCGAGTCTCTCAGACGAAGAAGATTCTGATGAGGAGGATGAAGAAGGAGATGAAAAAATCAAGGGGTACAGGAAAGAAAAATATAAAAAATTAGTCTTTGTTGAAGAGTTATTACCAGAATAAAATCTTAACCTATTATAAAATGTCTAACCCTGCCGCTTCCGATGTACTCGCTTCCATCTCCCGTGAGCTCGAGACTCAGTCTCTCAACGCCGTTGTTGCGGGTTTCTCCTTCGCGGCTGCCCTTTCTTGGATGGACCTCGTTCGATGGGGTATTCACCAGATCGTACGCGTCCAGAAGAATGGTGGTCTTAACTACGCTCTCACCGCGCTGTTCACCACTCTCCTCTCTGTTCTTGTATTCATGCTCATCTCCCGCGTATCCACTCGCGTCAAGAAGCCCGCTTCTCCCGTTTTCGCCATCACTCGCTAATTTTTTTAGGTCGAGTGAGCAAAATGAACGCTAAACCGACAAATACTATCAGGAAAATGTATACATACCCTTTCCACCTATCCGGATCTTCCATTTCAGGGATGCGCACAGGTGGTGGTAAAGAGAAATCTTTAACGACCTTAGGTGTCGTATATAATTTGTCTGTACTACATTCGATATTTAGTTTTAATATATGGTTAGCGTTTCTAAAATCATACGGGATTAGACGATTATTACTACTGTAAAAGAATTGTATACGTAATTTTGATATGTTTTGTGTACCCGTGTCAAAATTATGCTCTACCGCATCATCAGAACCCGAATAGTTAACCACATCACCACACATGAGAATACGCCCCGTATAGAAAGGTGTATCGGAATACACGGTTTTATTTAGTTCATCAGCGCCGCTGCTGATTTTTATGACGAGGGCATCTGGACCCTGTAAATTAAGACTTCCAGTTGTTAACGTATGATTACTATCGGATACAACATTACTCGCAGGAAAACCTAAAATATCGTGCGGGGTTGTTTTTCCATCTACAGCGACACTAGAGTGATACCCATTTGTACCACCGTAAAAATTAAACGTAAACTGGGAAGAACCAGTAAATGTTATATCATTTTTATCTTTATCATATGCCACAGTTATGCCACTTAATTTGCTATCTAATTCAGTAGCTAAAGTTCTCCCACTATAGTTTCCATTATCAAGTGTGACTGTAGTGGCCGGTGTAGTATTATTAATAGAAAACGTATTGTTATTATCATTAACGAGTAATTGACTCGCATGAATACGTGCGGAAACTATAGACAATTTCTTAACATCATAAATCGGGTGACGTAATTCGACAACGTAGTCTCCTGGATTCGGGTACGATACGGGGTCGCGTTCACCGCTATCTATATCTAACGTGTATACGCTCATTAAAATATATGGATAATATTTTAATGGGTGTTATTTTACAATCTACATTATTTAAAAGTATTGTTGAGATAAAGGGTTCTTTTGCATTTGATTTTTGGCTATGTTGAGACTGGCACCCGATGCCAATGGATTCTGATTTCCCTTGTATGTGTTTAATTGGTGATAAGAATCGTTGGTGTATTGCTGTGTCCACCCACCATTGACACCATTGACACGCCCGTCTATACGACTAGTGTCTGTTCTCGCAGCGGTAGGTAAACCACCCTGATTGAGGGGCCCGGAGCGCACGTTCATGCGACCAGCATTACCGGCACGATTCGCCTTGCCTCTGCGATCGTCGGGGCGGAACCCATACTTTTGAAGTTCCTCGACGGTATGGGGTGCCGCGTACGTACGCTTTTCGCCAATTTTGGAGGCGGGCGAGGTGAGGTAGCCGTGTGCGTATTTATGAATATTGGGTGCGGGGTTATTGTTATACGCGTATTGTTCGATATTACCATCCTTCTTATTCCTGGTGGGATCCTGGGAAGATGTGAGTTCAGATACGAGACGCTTAGCTCCACGGAAACCGAGACCGTCGGTTCTGGACCCGGTTTCGGAACGGTTAGTGGGTCGCTTAGTATGTTCATGTTCGGAACGTACGACTACACCCGACATACCCTGCGCCCGTCCACCAACTGGGGGGCGACGACCGGTCAACATCGCGGTAGTCTCAGGCCTATTATTACCTATTTCACCCATGACACCGCGACGACCACCTGATATATCATGCGCTGGACCACTCCTGCCAGGTAGGGTAGTTAAACGATACGCACCGACGTTTTCTGGGTTTACACGAAAGAGTTGTTGATGTCCACCGAAAGCGGGAACTTCAGCACCCACGCCTAGACCGGGGCCTACGAGTTGTTTTTCC